CGACTTGTATCTTGCTTCCTTTTTGGCATTGTCCTCAGCGAGACTTTCGAAAGCTTCCGTTTCGCTTTCCAATTCGTCAAGGAAATGTAACAGTCGTTGTTCGATCTCTACCTGACTAATAGGGCCTCTAAAGTTCATTATCTTTCCTCACAACATGGGACCAATCGATGGATTCCAAAGCCTCTAAATTCTTCTTAGGCCACTCTTCGTCAGAGAGACCAAAGTGGGTGCGTCCCATCTGTTCCAAGATCCACGCATCACACATATCGTCAGCACCCTTACCCTCCCAGACTAATCCAGTCCGAGCAGAGATTGCGGAGATGACTTCAGCCTTCGATGCGTTTCCTCTCCCGGTCGCAAACTTGGCACGACACGTTGGAGGGATGTCTACGAAGGTGTAGTTGTCCTCGTGTAAGGCAAGCCGAATAACCCCCCCCAGTTCCCCAATGGAGTGGGCTTGACCCGCCCGTGAAGCGAATGAGTAACCCTCGATCAACACCACATCTGGTCGGTGTTCCCGACAGGCAAGCATGACCGCATCCCTAATGGCGGCAAGTCGTTCTACGCCCTTCTTCTTTATGGCGATCGCGTCCATGTCCCCATCACAGGAGTAACCCGTCGATGTGAGAGACAGGTCGAGACCCAAAAACTTCACGGCTTCTTCCACCATCCCGGAACAGCCAATCCCAATTCGATAGCGAGCTTCGGCTCACGCCCGATGCGATCATGACACTCCCGACAGACAGCCATACAGTTGTCTTCGTCAAGAATGGATCCGCCCTGGGACCGACGCTTCAACTCATGAATGTCAACGCTTGCCTGGCGTCGATACAGGGTTGCCTCGTCATGCTTAGCAAAGACCGGACACGCCTGACAGTAGGGGTACTCATCGAGCAGTCGGGAAACCAACTTCCGACGCTCAACATATTCGTCGGACTTTTTCTTACTACGAGGTCGAAGAGAGCCTGAGCGCTTGAGTGGACCGCCACGCTTCAAAGGCTTCTTGCGTTTCATAACGTGTCACTAGTAACCCGATCGAACTCCCACTTGTTATCGAGTGCCGCCCACAGGGCACGGTCGATAGCAGTGTCCTCCATGTCATACTCGTGAAGCATGGAGCGATGCTTGAGAATTGCGCGACGGTAAAAGCTGGCAGTCTCAAATGGATTCGTCTCAATGGGCCGTCCGGTTTCGACCATGGTCTTAACCTGGTCCAAACGCTTATCGACATGAAACTTGAAACGCTCGATTTTCGTTTGCCGATTCCCGTAAGCCGACGCAGCTTCCCGAGCCAACTTCTTGCCCTCTCGCCCGAGAGCGGCGTAACGATTTGCATCAGCCTCAGCGTCTGCACCAATGTTTTCAATCTGGGACTGGAGGTTGCGGACAAGTGCTTCCAACGCCCGCTGCCACCTATCCCAATTTTGGGATTCCAGAAGTAACTCACGTTGGGCGGGCGACAGTTTGTTCTTTACTTCTTCCGCCACCATTTGGGCAAAGGCATCATCGTTTAAAATCATGTCTAGCTCCAAGCAGGGCACTGTGGCTTGTAAGCACACCAGTTACACAAAGCCGTCTTATTGGTGTCGAAAATTTGAGTTTCGCAGGAAATATCTATTGCCTTCTTGGTATCTGTGATGTACGTCACAGTTTCCTCGAAATCGCTTTCAGTGAAATCCTGGTCGAACTTGACCCCATCTTTGAGGTACAGCAACTCTAATTTCTTTGTTTCGCCGACTTCAAGCTCGTTTATGAGCGCACCATAGATTTTCAGTTGGAGAAACTTGTCGTCAGCATAGTAGGGGTTTGGGGTCTTCCCCGTCTTGTAATCGCTGATGGTCACGCCCCCGTCGACCACTGTGTAGCGGTCAATGAATCCCTTGAGGGTCACGCCATTTAGTTCACCATTGAGTTCGTATTCCAACCCCTCCGGTTCAATCTCGGCAGGGTTTTCGACCTTCCAAAGATTTTCGACACACCAGACCGCCCGCCACTTGAATTGGCGAATGCGCTTCTCGCCGCGAACGTAAGGATCGATTCGTTCTTCCCAATTCCCCCCATTCCAAACTTCGGAGAATAGGGGATTGATGAGTGCCTCGACTCTTTCTTCAGGGTCGAACATGTAAAACTGTTCACAGAAGTCGTGAACCAGGTTGCCCAACAGCGTGGCTTCGCTCGGCTCATCAGGAAGCTTGTCGATTTTGCTGAACCGAAACTTCATGGGGCACTGGTTGAACGTCCCCATAGAAGAAGGAGACAAGTGTGGTGGAGGTACTAGGAGATCACTCACCGACGGCCTTCCATAAATGCTGAGGTGCCTTGTGGCGGGATGGTCGCTCAGACAATGCAGTCTCCGGTCTCCGACAAGTTGAGCACACCACGGGTTCTATCAGACCTGCCTTTTCTGCGGCCTTCATCAGGGGCCCCAAAAGACGGTTGTCTCGAAGGGTCACCCCTTCGGAATCTAGTCGATCCAGAACTGCGTCCGTCGTCCAATGGACATCGGGAGGGTACGTTGTGGCAACCCAGTGGATTGCCCACTTCGCTTTGGATTTCAGTTCGGGGTCTGCGTTGGATTCAACCTTGCGCATTCCCATGTCACGAAGGACAGCCCCATTCTCAGGCATCGTCTTCTTCGTCTTCAACAACTGTGGCGTTGAAGGACAATCGGACTGCCTCTTCGGCAAGGGCCGTTACGTCAGCGACGAATGTGTCGGTCATGGCGCCGATGTTCGGCTTGGGGCGTCCACCGGAGTGCTTGACCCAGAACTCGTTGAGAGCGTCCCTCTGCTCTTCGGTGAGGCTCCCGGCCAGTGAGAGGAAGTTGTCCCATGCGCTTTGCACCTTCGGGTCTGGTGCTTCCTCAAGTTGGAGAGCGATGTCGTCACGAGCGAGGTAGAGACCAACGCCGAGTGTCTGTGCGGCCTTCTTGAGGGCTTCGGAAGTCGCGCTCTTGTAGGAGTCGCCCAGGTCCATGTTGCCCGTGTGTCTGGCACCACCAAAAGCTTCCCGGACAACCACGCTGCCGTCAATGATGACAGTGAGCTGCACATGGACAATGATCCAATCGTCAGTCTTGGTATCGCGACCCTGACTCTTGATCGTGTAGCTCCAGTTCTGGACGCCCAGCACATTGCTTAGGCGTGCGATGACCTCGTGGACTGGGATATAGGTAAGTTCCATTCCCCCCTTTTTGAGGATCGATTCGACCTCTTTGGGGAATGGTTCACTGAGCTTTTTTAGTATTTCTTCGCTCATCGGGCTTCGCCCTTTCTGACGATCACGCTCGTCTTTGGTTCGGATGGCTCGCAGTAGAGGTCGGCGGTAACACCGATCTCGTTCAACTTCCCGACCCTCCAATAAGAAGGTGCGAGATAGTCAAGCATTTGCATGGCCATGTCCTTGGGGGTGGAGATCACTTCACCGGTATCCATGTCAACAGATGACTGGACAATCCGATCCATGACGACACCAGCAAGATCCTTGTGTTGCCAGCCCTTGCGGCTAGAGGCAACCTTTCGTTCGACCTGAGCCCCATCACGAAGCTCAATGATCGGATCTTCGATCATCAGGTCACCTAGCAGGCTAACCAAACGGTCGTAAACAATGCCCATGTCGTTCTTGGCGAGATTGAACTCCAAGACGAGATCGGCAACTTCGGCTGCTTCTCCCTCGATCAGATCGACTCGTTCGTCAAGCTGGGAAAGGAGAAGACGGAGGGTCTTAATGTCCTCCAGGTTCATAGTAGATCTCCTGGATCTAGATTATGTTGACTACCTAGACAACGATAGCGACTCGGGAACGCTGGGGCAACCCTAGCCCGGTTAAATTTGTGAAGGCTCCGGTGGCGGAGTCGACCTGATCATCGTGGGTACAGGCTTCCGGAAAAGCTGACAGTTCATCGAGCCAATCCGTAAGCCACGGACCCCGTACCGCTCGCACGTTTCCGTTGGCTAGAGCAGCCGCAAACGGGCGAGCACGGGTGACCTTATCTCCTGTTGCTCTCATGCCCATAAAGTCGTGGCCGGGCAAAATGTAGCGGGCATACTGGTCGATGAGAGCCTTGCCCGAGGAACCCGGTTCCTGCTCCATCCTGATTGGCACCGTTGGCCCGTCTTCGTAGGCCGTCTGGGCAATGAGGTGTTCCACCTTGTCGCTCTTAACCCTTACACGCTTTACGTCAAGAACGTAGGCGATACCCTGGTCAAACATCATAAGAGTTCCGACCGTCCAGTCGGGATCCCGGTTCGTGGAGGACGGTTCAGTCGCCGCTAAGTCCCAGAACCGTATGGCGCGCGCTGTCGGAGTGAGCTGTGGGATTTCATTTCCATCGATAATCACCACAGACTCACGATCGAAGAGGGACCCCAGCGTTGTGGACCACCAGTCACCCTCTTCTAGACGCTTACGCTCCAGCGGCTCCAGGGCCTGGAGGGACTGCCGATAAGACTCGGCATCAATGCCTGGGTTGTCCGTCAGGAAGGAGGGTACGAAGATTCGCCCTCCTTCCTTTCCCTCAACAATGAAGCGTTGCCTCACCCAGTTGGGTGCAGGGTTCGAGGCGCATCTCATCCGCAGGGGAACCTTTGAGAGCGGACCTGAGGCTGGGCGACGCAAACGAGAGAAAAGGTATCGGTAGTCGGCTTCCCGGATTTCGGTGACCTCGTCCATGCCGATGAACTGGAATTCCGCTCCCTTGTACCGCAGGTAGTCCTGACTGTTGTTCAGGTAGCCGAATGAGATTCGGGCTCCAGATGGGAAGGTCGCCGTGTAGGTGTTGGAGTTCCATTTGACATCTTCTTCTGGTCCTGTCCAGAGTTGGAAACGATCCATGATCGCTCCCGGCAGGGCAAGGTCGGCGTAGGTGCGACGGAAGAGGATGGCCGAGTACTGGGGCACATCAACATATTGAAGTGCGGCCATCAGGAGGGCGGAGCTTTTACCTCCACCCGCTGCACCTCCGAATAGGGCCTCTAAGGCATAAGTGCGCAGGAAAACTCTCTGGGTGAGGGAGGGCTCCTCAGGGCAGTGTGGAGCAGCCTTCGGCTCTAGGTAATCCAGTACCTTGTTCCAATCCGTCGACACTCGGTCACCCCGCTATCGTCTATCCTAGAATAGGCTACAAATAGCAACCCGCTGGACACTATTCTGAGAGGTCACATGGATATCTGGACCAGATTAAGAGACGCGCCGCGACGAGAGATCCTAGCTAACGGGCTAATGGTATCATTTATCATACTTACAAGCATCGGTGCAGCGATGGTCTACCCTCCGCTGGGCCTTATCGTTGGAGGTCTAGCTTGTGGCGTATTCGGGTTTCTACTGGGTCTTGAGTAACGATGGCTTGGAACTCTACTAATAACAAATCCCTGGATCCTGGGCAACAGAAGACCGCTATTGGACCCGGCGCGCCCATTGCCACCAATCCGTCTATAGCGGGTAAGCCGTACTTCGATCCGTGGGATATCGAGCGTGCATACAGGGAGGGCATGCAGAAGGTCACTTGGGTGGCTCGCTGTGTGGATGCCATTGCGGGGAACCAGGCTCGACTCCCTGTCATTCTCAGGGAGGGAAACGCTCCAGACGGCAAAATTGTTACCAGTAGTTCTGTTCTCTCTGGAAGCACTCTCCTGGATGTGTTGAACACTAAATCGAATATCGGTGAAAACTCATTCATATTCAGATACAGACTCTCCTCACAGCTCCTTATGAGCAGTCGGGGTGCCTTCATCGAGAAAGTCCGTTCTCGTGATGGCCGAATCATCGGCCTGAACCTTCTTCCGCCGCAACACACAGCGCCGATCCCGGACCCCAAGAAATTCGTATCCGGCTATGAAGTAAGCATGCCCACCGGCAAAAAGGTAATCCTCAAGCCGCATGATGTCGTATGGGTACGACGCCCACATCCGATCGATCCCTACCTCTCGATGACGCCAATGGAATCCGCCGGTGTCGCTATCGAAATCGAAAACCTGGCAAAACTGTACAACCGCAACTTCCTACTCAACGACGGACGGCCAGGTGGCCTGCTAGTTCTTAGAGGCGAAATTGACGACGACGACAAGAACGAACTCAGAAGTCGGTTCCGTGGAAACTTAGGACGAGTCGGCTCGACCACCGTGGTGGCCGCTGACGACGGAGTCGACTTTGTCGATACGTCATCAAACCCTCGTGATGCTGCGTACATCCAAATGCGAACAATTACCAAGGAAGAAATCTTTGCTGCATTCGGAGTCCCCGAGACTGTTATTGGTAACGCCTCTGGTAGAACATTCAGTAACGCAGCTGAGGAAATTCGTGTGTTCTGGATGGAAACGATGTTGCCCCATCTAGAACCGATTGCTCGCGCTCTTGATGAACTAGATCCTGTCCATTACGTCGATTTTGATACCACAACCGTTCCCAACCTCATCATTTACAAACAGGAACGTGACCGCTACCTGATGGACGAACTCCAGCAAGGTCTCATCAGCGTCAATGAATATCGTGAAATGACTGGCAAAGATACAGTAAAATCTGATCTTGCAGATTCACTCTTGATGAATCCAAATCTGACACCCATCGCAAATACGGAGAAGGAAATGGAGCAGCCCAGCGCGATGGTGGGCGGGCAGCCGGGCATGATGCAACCACAGCCCGGTATGCCAATGCCCGGGGGTGAGATGCCCCCGGGCGCACCCCCTGGCGAGCAACCTCTCGATCCAAATACGATGCAGGGAGCAATGGCCGCCGAGCAGGGCGCACCTCAAGGGAATGGTCAACAGCCCGCTGGAGCAGATATGGGGCAGATGACCGGCGAGCCATACGACTATGAAACTAAAGAAAACTTACCTGAGGAATTGGGTGAGGATTACGAACGGTGGACTGGAATTCTGGACCGTAGTCTTGAGCGACTATTTGAACGTCAACAGCGTGTCATCTTAGAAAAGGCAGCCGGTAAGAAAGCTCGAACTTTATTGACTGAAGGTTCTTTAGAAATAGGGAATGTCATGACTATCGGAACTTGGGATCGACAAATGGACGAGGACATTCGTCCTGTGCTGAACTCGATCATCAAAGATTCACAAGAATCTCAGACCACGAAATCAGCCAACTATGAACCACCTACCGGAGAAGACATACAGGTCCAGCTAAATGCCCAGATGGATCGAATCAAGTCAATCAATCTCGACACCCAAAGTGAAATTAGTCAAAAAGTGGTTGC